CCCTTTGCTATACAGTCATCAAAAAGCTTCGTACAGGAGGCATCCGCGCCGGAGTATTTGCAGTTGCCGTCCTTAAACTGGTTATAACAAAAATTCGCATACATTTTCCGCCCCGGCACAGTTACGCCGAGAACATCAACACCCATCGAGAGCGTAAAAACTGCTGTCTGCCGGGTAGTTTTTGCGGATTTAATCTTAAACGTGAACAAAACAGAGCCTTTAACAACCCCGTCCGCATCCGCAAAAACCTCACGGATTTTCACAGCACGGCCAATCATGTCATAAGTGTCAAGATAATACTGTATTGCGCGATCAAGGTTCGCCGTTGTCAGCGTCACATCATTAACTTTGCCGTCAGAAGAGATTGTCAGTCCGCTGCTCTCCACCGCCGCGGGCGTGTATGTCTGCCCGCCGAAAACAACAGGCTCCGGCATATCAGTCAGGCGGAGCAAATCAGAGTCAGTGTAAAAAACATCATAAAGCATAAACCGCTTAACAACTAATGAATAAACAACGGAGTTATCACCGATATTACGCATTCGGATCCTCCTTGATTTTCACAGTCAAGTTAAAGCTTTTTGCGTTATTGTGCGTAAAAGTCAGCTTATCTTCCGCAAATAAACATTGATAAGTCACGCCGTTGTTATGGTTCACAAACCAAAACGGCTTTAACCCACCTTCTCTGTCCTCAAAAAAGCTCTCAAGCAGGCTTCTTTCCGCAAGCGTCAGGTTCATGTGCCGCAAGGTAAACGCCTTTTTCCCTTTCAGCCATGCGGCGGAGCGCTGTTCATAGCCCCGCCCGAACTTAACAACATCAGTTTTAAACTCTGTAGTCGTGTCTTCTATTGCGTTCGGTTTTTTCGGGTATGTATCCATAAATCACCTACACATATCTTTTTATTGCTTTACGGACTTCGCCATTGTTAGCAATGTTTTCTACCATTGTTGACACAATCTGCTTTTTCATTTCCGGCAGTGCTTTTAGTACCCCTTTTTCATCACCGCCGTTTATCGTTATTCCGCCCATATTTATAGTCACTCCGCCGCCCATACCGCCTTTTTTCATCATCTGCGTTGTGCTTTCGTCTATCACAGACTCGCCTTTTTTAAGATAGTACGTACCCGTTTCA